TAATTCCTCCACCAAAAGAATCTGTTGTATTTAAGTGGAGTGAGTTTACTTAATTCTTGATTAAGAATATCAGATGACACTAGTTTGTAGTGGCCTAAAATATTATTGTATTCTCCCATAGCATAAATATAAGAAGACTCCTTGTAGGAGCCAAACTTACTTTTCTGTTGTTTCTGATTTTTGGGTGCCAAAGTAGTAACTGAATATCATCAACGTTAATGTCTTAATCAAGTCAAATAACTGATCGTTTTGAGTATCCGACAGCAAATTAATTTTAAACGCTATTACTTTATCAACTATAAATACTCCTACTAGCGCTGCAAACACTAACAGTATAAATCTAACAAGTAAATCTTTTGTGTGGTTTACAAACAATTTGTTTACATAGTGAACACACAATATAATAAAACCTATACCCATTAATACTGCGCATGATGTTATCCATATGTTAGATGTACTGAACATTACTTAAGTAGATTATAGTATTCGTTAAAATGTTTAATGCGGTCTTCTAACCCGATAGTACCACCGTTGACTTTCATAGTTACTGAGGTTACGGTTGATTTATCTGAGCCCTTATCGCATACTGCCCATATTTTGCCTCTCTCAAAGAACCAAGCAGCTGACATTAATGGATATTTTGTAGCTACTAGATCTGGATTGTTTAATATATCATCATCTACTGTAGCATCAAATGCTTTGTAGTTGTCTTTTCCGGTTAATTGAATATAGCCACGACCACGATATTTCCAACCTTCCTTAGATGCTTCATTACCGTTACCCATTCTGTTACCATATACTTTAGATGCTATCTTTTCGGGTTGACGTGCGTATCCTTCTGCTAATGTTCCCGGAAAATATTTACTGAATATTCTCTTAAGACCATCAACGGAATAATTTAGATTTTCGTTAACAGCTTTAAAACCAGCGGATTCATGTCCACATTGAGCCAAGAAATGAGCTAAGCGCAATGGTGTAGTAATGTTAAATTTTGTTGCTGTGTCTGGAATTTGGGCTAATACAGCATCGGGGATATGCCCTTTAAGTTTATCTAAATTCATGACTGTGGTGTATCTTCGGTGAAAAAATTACTTAAGAATTTACCAACAACACCCATTGCTAGGGCTGTAACAGCTATCCATTTAAAATCATTACATATAGCATATGTAGTTATAGTTGTGCTCACTGCGAGCAATGTGTCACCTATTTTTCTCCATTTTTTAGGTGTAGGGGCGTAATACATTTTCAAGTTCATGTTTATAGATTTACGGTTAACAATAACTATTTACACTCATACATATTTTAGAGAATAGAGAAAGCCACATTTCTGTGGCTTACTTTATTGATTATTTGTGGTTATATATAAATATCACCCTTGACGCCGGGTGCCATTTGTCTAATTTGTTCTTCTATGTGTGATTCGGAGAGTGGGGTACCACTTAAATGAAGATCACCCCCAACATTTAAATCAGATGGCAGTGATTTAATTGAGGTTTCATTTAAATTAAGATAACCTTCAACTGTTAAACCAGACGGAAGTGATGTAATTTCACTACCTTCTAAATCAAGATCACCTCCAACACTTAAACTAGATGGTAGTGATGTAATTGGAGTATCACGTAAATAAAGATCACCCTTGCCTCCATCTTTCATGTATTGTTGGACTTTCTTTTGGAGAGCGATTTGGTAATTCTTAGAACGTTCCCCAACACGAAGTGGGACTAATATTTTATTTTCTAATATGTCGAGTAGTTTAATCATGTCATGTATAAATATTACACTATTTCGCAAGCTCCTCCTGCACACGCTGCTTGATCCATTTGTGATGTATTGTCACTAAATTCAATTACTTTACTTAAATCTACATTATGAAGATGTGTTACCATATCGTTGAATTGTTCTTCAGTAATATCTTCAAATGGAGCTTGTACATAACTTCCTCCATGATATGGCAAAACTGATAAGCCATTAAATGTTTCTTTATTTTCCCACATCCATTGTCCTACTTTTTCCCATTCGTCTTCTTTAATTGATACTGTAGCAGATACATTATTTGTATTGGCGCCTTTACGATGACCTTTCTTCACCCACTGTGTATTAAATCGTTTAACACGCTCTAACATATCCATAACGTCTTCAGTTCGTACAATAGAACCTTCAGGTGCACGTTGTGGAACCGAAATTACGGCTTGTATTGTTGGTTTAAAGTAATCGTCTTCTACTAATTCCGGGTGGTTAATAGCTAAATGTGAGTATATTGCTTCATTCTTGCCTACTCGAATACGACGAACGTAATATTGGTTATGCCAGGCATGAATTCCACTTGAAGTACCTAACACTAATGAACTAGTACCACTTGGTTTAACTGTTGTTACACGAGCGGCTTTATTTATACCAATTAATTCAGCTACACGAGCGTTTTCTTCTTTAGATAAATCAGCTGCTTTTTTCAGGTCATATTTCAATATTGCTCCAGAACCAATACCAGTCATACCAACTCCGAGTAACGCGTCTTTTTCGGTTGTTTTGCGCCAGATATCGCGCAAGTAATGGAAGTCTGTATATGCTGCTTGTAATGTACCTATAAATGCACCTACACGTACACGTTCGTTTAAATCTTCTTGCGATTCAACGTTCGATACATTTACTTCACATAGGTTACAGAATTGGAATGGACGTAATGCTATCTCACAACATGGATTAGTTCCCCAATCTTTATCGTTACTGAAGTAGATACCCGGTTCACCTGAATTACTTAATTCGATTTTCTTCCATAGTTTAAAGAATTCCTCAGAATCAATCTTATGGCGTAATACTACGGCACTGTTATTTGCTCTACCACGTTGTGGATTTTCTTCCCACCAATTACCAAACTTACATGTTAACATATCTTCGTCATCTAAATCAAATAACGCAATTAGCGCGGCGCGTCTAATGCCTCCACTTAATACCGCATCTGCTATATGGCAAGCCATGTCATGTACTTCTACAGATGTTAATTTAGAACCGTTTGTTTTACGTTCAAATATCTTTTGCAGATTAAATAAACATTCTTTTAATGGTTCAGGACCAGGTGCTTTACCTCCTACTGTAATTAATTGAGCGCCTTTAGGACGTATATCTCTAAAATCAAATAACGGTAACGCGGCTCCATCTAAATATGCTTTACATAGCATTCTAACAGCATCTGCCCATCCTTCAATACTATCACCTACCAGGTAGCGTTTATGTTTTACTGGTACTGTAATCTCAGGTAATTTATCAATTGAATGATTTTGTACACTATATCCTACACCGCATCCAGAGAGTAGTAAGAACATAATCTCACTAAATGCTCTCATATCATCTATTGGGAGAAACGAGCAATTAAATATACGTGAGTTATTTAATTCAATTGGTCGTCCAGCGAATTGTAAACTACGCATGGATGGTAATACTTTCTTGTCATATACTAATTTATATGCTTCCTCAATCTCGTCTCGCAACTTAGGAAATTTCTCTAAATGCATGTTTTTATTTCTGTCGACTAATTCCGTCCATGTCTCTCTACGATTCATATTGGGTACATACTTAGAGTACTTCATATAAACGGTTATGTCACTGAGAATCTCCTGTTCAATGTTTAATTTCATATTTTATTTAATTTTAATGGGTAGTAATACGTATGTGTATTTTAAAATCTAGTATCAGCTCCCGGTGCTATGATTATGCCGATATCTTTAACTCCTCTCGACGTTAATAATTTTTCTTGTACTGATACTCTTATGTTAGTGCCCTTAATATTTATCTCACCACCTTCTTTCAGGAGGCGTTTAAATAGTATTTCTTGGTTTGGGCTCCAATCTTTACTTAATTCTATTACCGTTTGTTTATCGGTAATTACTCTGTTCAGGTATATTGTGGTACCTTTTCTTATGGACTGTGGTGTTATCATATTCTGTTATTTTTTACGTCATAAATATAACATCAATTTCCTGGTGAGCCAAGCTTACGCTTGTAATTCAAAGAATTTCTGTTTCAACTGTTGTTTGTCAAATGTGTCAAATGTCGCGAAGTTATTTGTATTACTTGACTGTTGTTGTGGTTCTTCATCGTCCATTTCACTTTCACTGATGTCTATATGTCCGTTTGATGTATTAACTTTAGCAGAAAACGTCATACCATCCATACCGTATCTGTTCTTCATGATATGGAATCGTCCTGTACCTCCAACCTTATCTTGACGTTTACGTGATAAAGATATAGCGACATCAGTAATCATTATCTTGTCATATGAACCGGCGGCCTTGTCTCCCTCAATAATATCATCTTTAGCACCAGCACGATTAACTTGAGATACTGACCATACTGGTATGTTTAATTCTCGTGCTAATCCTTTAGTACTAAGATAAATGTCGTCAATCTCATCTTTACGTTCACGATTGTTTCGTTTTGAGCGTAATAAATCAACATAATCTATGAGTATGAGATCTGGTTTAAAGTCTAAATCAATACATTTCTTAATATGTGACTCAAGAGTAGATATTGTGGCTTTACCAGGTGAGTATTCTTTAATAATTAAGTTACCGGGTAGTAAATCTACTTCCTTTTCCACTTGTTCTCTAAAATTAGTAATTTTACCCACATCATGTCCTGTAAAGAAAGCGTCATATCGTCTACCTACATAATCAGATCCTAATTCTAGGGTGTAATGTATTACATTATAACCCATTTTAACAGCCCATCCACCTAATGCTACTAGTGTCCATGATTTACCTCCTCCTGGATTACCAAATATTAAACCAAAGTCGCCTCCGCCTAATCCACCTTGCATTATATTGTTAAATGTATCCCAAGGTGTAGCTATAGCTGTTCTGTGTTCTTCACGGTAACGTGACTCAGTATCTTTGTTGTATTCATGACCTAAGTTCTTATCTTGGCCTGCTTTAAGAGCATTGTCTACTAAGTATCTTATAGAGTCGTAATCTCCAGCGTTAAGTAAATCTACACTACTTAACAGTGCTTTCTTTAACTGTTGGTTTTTACAGAAGTTACTAAATTCTTCTTGAACATACTTAAGATCCTCATCTGATGCTTTATATGCTTCCTTTAACTGTTCTTTAATAGATAACTGTAGTACTTCATTGTCTATTTTCTTCAATTCAACCTTTAGTACCTCCATTGTAGGTGGACTGTGGTATTTGTCGTAGTATTTTAGTATTTCTTTTATGATCCATTTTTGTGATTGGTTCTCAAAATACTCATCACTTAATACGTCATGTATGTTAAGTAAGAACTCCTTATGTGTAAGGAGTGATGAAATAACTTTAATTTGGAATCCTGTTCCATATTGTGAGAGTGTTAGTAATGTCATTTATAACTTATTTTTTAAAACTGTTTAATATTTTGAACGTATTGTTTAACCAATACTCTGTATTTTTAATCATCCGACCTAATCCGTCTTCCTCATAGTACTTCATAAATTCGACAACATCCATTACTGGTATATCTTCTTCAACTATTGCGTCTAAAAATTCCTTCTCGTCCTCATCGATTAAAGGATTACCGAGATCCATTATTTTAAAGTTATTTTCTAGTCGGACTCGGTCCAATACCACTCTAGCATACACTTCATGTTCTTTGTGTTTATTAGCGCTTATACTGAATATATCTTCTAATACCATTGGTGTGGTTAAGAGTTCTGGGTATTTCTTGAATATGCCTTTCTCTCCTAATCCCTTAACTCCCGGTACTTTATCTGAATTGTCGCCTAAAAGTGTCTTATATAAGATAAAATTCTCTGCTAAGACTCCAAACTTATTCTTGATGGTTTCTTTGTTGTAGAATTCTTTCTCGGTCGGACGATATACTATAATGTTCTCGTTTATGAGTTGTAAGAAATCTTTATCGTTGGATACAATATATACCTTGGAACCATGTTTTTCGGATAAATGTTTACTATAGTGGGCTATTATGTCATCGGCCTCTACCTTATCTATTGCTACTGTTTTAACCGGCAAACATTCTAAATAATGTATTAGTCTACGTATTTGGTCTGATTTTGCTTCATTCTCATCATCTAAATGTTGGAACATATCCCAATTAGTAATACGGAAATTTCTTCCGGACTTGTATTCGGGGTGTAGGTTCTTCCTGTTAGTGGAAGAACCCATACCGTCGAATATAACATACATTGATGTTGGTTGAATTTGATTAATAAGCGTACCTAATGACCTCAAAAACCCACCCAATCCACCTATGTGGGAACCAGAATCATTCATCATGTTTATCATGGCAAAGTTCCTGAAGAACAAATTCAGTCCATCTATTAGGAGAACTCTATCGTGTACCTTATCCTCATTAATTTCATGCTCGGATAGGTTATTGAGCATATTAAGTAAATCTTTCTTCATATATTAATCTTCTTCTTCGTCAAATGAACCATTAAATACATCTAAACTCTCATTCCATTGTGAGTTATCTTCTTGAATATCGTAATTACCTTTACCCAAAATATCTACCCATTCATGTGAATGTTGTTCCTTATACTTCTTAATCACGTTTGGATCATCTTTAATGAAACCATGAACTGTAGATACAATAGTACCTTTTGTAGTAATTCCATTAACGTGATTCTTGTCACACGCTACTCTAGTACGTAAGGCAAATTCTACTTTTTTCTTGTCTTTCATCGCCTCAATCTTAGATGTACCGGCATTAGTAATATTACCAAATGTAAGACATAATGATGCGTCATAGTACATAGTATCACCACCTTTATTAGTCATACGAACTTGTTCCATTGGTGTTTTAGGACGAGTATTACCTGTCTTATTCACAATTAGTAACGTGTTAGTATACGGTACTGATTCCTTACGTGACATTACTAGTTGTTGGTTTACAAAATTACCAAACTGATTAGCAATAGCACCTGCGTTCCACATCGCGTCATTCTTACCATGATCTAAACTTAATTGACATGGTATAGAACCGATTGAATCCCATATAAACAAAAGATCGTGTGGTAAATTACCTTTCTTTTGCTCATCTAACAAATCAATTATAAACGCTGCTATGTCCTCAATGGCATGTAATGTTGTACGATCTCGGTAAATAAAGAAACCATCATGGTCTACAATCTCACCATCCTCATTTGCGATGTCGTTCATTACAAAACCCATTGTTTTCCAGTGGTTCCAATCATGTTTCATTTCCGTAATAATAAGTACAGGCAATACACCCATCTTTTGAGAATTTACTGCGGCTTCAATTACTGTAGTTGATTTACCTGTATTGCTTCTACCACGAACTGTAATAATATGACCCATTGGTATTCCTGGAATAGACAATGCTTCTTGCAATGCGGGTGAAAATGGTATCCAACGTTGATCTTTAAATTTCACATTAGACGCTTTTTTTCCTTGAACTTATTCAAGTCAAACTTTGATTTAAGTTCGGATGATACAGCCTCCGTTAGTGAGGCTGTGTTTTTTGCTTTTGCCATATAACTTTATTTTGTTTTATTTGTCTTCTCCTTCCTCGTCTTCACCGAATAACTCGTCAAATTTATCTGCCTTACTTGTTGGTTTAGCTGGTGTCTTTAGAGCATAATTCGCTGGTGATTTGTCTTCCTTACCCCATGGTAAATCGCTTGCTGGTTCTTCTGCAGTCGTTGCTTCTTCAGCTGCTTCTTCTGGATTTAACCATTCTTGAAGTGCTTGCTTCATTTCATCGTACGAATGCTTCTTAAACGTCTCCATCGGATTAGGTTGAAGATCCATTAACGACTTAACTAAATTCTTGTCTTCAGCTAATGGTGTTTGTTTAGTACGAGGCATAATAGTTGTCTTGTTATATGACGTACCAGTTACTTCAGGTCCTACTGTAGTAAGCGTAATGTCTCTACCTTCTGCAATGTCAGTAAAGTCACCAACATCTTCATTGTCAGCTAAGTTAAGAAAATCCATATATGTTTCTTTACCAAACTGCCATAGTTTCACTCCTTCATTTTCTTGACCACGTACAATTACTGGAGCAAAGATACGTAATTTTGGGTCTAATTTTTTAGCTAAACGCCAGTTGTCTTTGTCGTTTGTTTTACGCAACTGCTTAGCAAATTCAACGATTGGGTCTTTCTCTCCCCAATTCGTGGGTGAAATCATTACTTTATTTCCAATACCATAATGGATATACAATTCGGTAAACGGTGTTGATTTGTTGAACTTGTTTGGTACAACACGAATCATTTGTTTCCCAATTGCTGGTTTGAAATAAACGTTTTTCTTTTCCCCGCCACTTCCTTGTTTTGACTGCATGGCACTCAGTCTTGATTTGATTTCTGTTAAATCCATAACTAAATATATTTTGTTTATATAATAATATAATTTATTTTCTTAATAAAGCCAAACTTTATTTCCAAAGCCCAAAAAAGCCTTCTTAACGAAGGCATTTGGTTGTATGTCTGTTGTTTTATCTTTCGTTTAATTGTGCGTAATTTAACATTATTTGATATCCGTCTTTATTTCTTTTAGCTTTTACCACATATCCATCATCGGATAAAACGGTGTAACGGGAACCCATGTAAGGAAACTCATCGCCTTTTTTAAATTTGGTTTTGGGTTGAGTTTCGTCAGCCTCGTCCATTATCTTACTAATTTCTTCTCTGATGAGTTGTTGTAATTCGTATTTCTTCATTGTTTAGTTGTTTTTTTATTATTCTACACTCTCAACTTAACTACCATATAATAGTCAGGATCAAGTTCTTTTAAACTAGGATAAGCTTTTTCATATTTCTCAGGCCAAATACCACCACCCTTTTCCATTTTTATTTCCATATAATCAGCTGGATTTTTTCTAACCATACCACGTA